TCACAAGCCCACACGGGTGAAGGATAGCCACGGCCATGTTAAGGAAACCTATGCCTTGCATCAAAAGGCGATGGTTGGCATTGAACGCTATGCCGGTGGGGAGAGTGCCGGGGCTGATCGGATAGCGTGGGACGGGACTTTTACGATCCTGGGGCATTACATCAGCACCGTGGACATAACATTCCGCGTGAAAATCGATTCCGACTATTGGGCCATCGTGGACATTGAACCGTTGAACCGGCGCCGCTGGATGAGGCTGCGCGTTAATAAAGTGGTGGGGTGATGGAACCAAGCGGAATACATATCAATGTAAAATCTGAGGGGGTCGCCGAAACGATGGAGATACTGAGCAAGCTCCCGGCGAAGGTTGCGAAACGGCCCATTCAGAAAACCCTGCGCAACGCCGCAAAACCTTTGGAACGGGAAGTGCAGCAGAACCTCCCCCAGAAAGTTTCAGAGCTAAAAAAGGCCATCACCACGAAAAACATGAGGTCCCTCCCTGCCGTGAAAACCGGTATCTACACAAAGCGGGTGATGGTACAACTCCGGGATGGGCGTAATTACGACGCTTATTATCCCCTATACTGGCTTAATTACGGAACATTGGAAAGGCGCGATCCTACGCACCAATTCCAGAAGCCGGTCAGAAGAACCCGGCATTTGCTGGCGGGGATCCGTCCGCAGAGGTTCGTTCAGAAGTCCTACGACAATGTTTTTCGGGAGGTGGTCGAATACGCGGAAGCCAATCTGCTGAAAGACGCTGAAAAGTTCCTGGACCAGCAGAGTAACAAAATGTTCAAACAGACAAAAGTCGCATGATCTTAGAAGCTATACATAGCGCAATAAGCGGGGTTTGCGAAGCATACGCCCTGATCGGCGACATAGAGGCCGAAACCCCCTTTGCCGTATATAACGCCTCCCCTACGCCTCTACGGGACAAATCCGGGATCGTGGGGTATGATTACGACGTTACGGTTTCCATCGTTTCCCCCGATCTCGACACGGTTGTAAATATGTCCTCCGGTATTATATCGGGGGTACTGGCGATGACAGATAACACGCGCGAGGGGACATCGATAGATTTCGCCCACTTCCAGGGGGCGGAACAGAGATATGATGCGGTGGCATCGGTTCATGTGAATGATTTAAAGTTCAGAATAGTAACAGAAAACGAATAAAATGGCACACTCAAAAGTAAAAGGTTATCAGGTGGCTTTGACAATCGGTACGGATTCGATTGTAGGCACGACCTCCGACACGTTCGCCGGTGGCGGGGTAATCAAAGAGGCGATCCAAAAATCTGATCAGGGGCAAACGCAGTACCTGAATGCGGGCTACGAAGGTACCCACAGCGTTAACGCGTTTGTTTATACGGGAACCGAAGGAGCTAATGAACTCGGCCTCGCGTCGGTCTTGGCGGCCTGCCGGGATAACACGACCGGAACCTATGCCCTGGCATTGGGTTCTGATTCCGGGGATCCCCTGATTACGGGGACTTGCACTTACCTGAGTTGCACGGTCAACAGCAACTCCGAGGATTACGCTGATTGTTCGGTGGAATTGCAGATCACCTCCGCCCCCACAGTTACAACCGTTTAAATAAGAGAGATATGACACTTGCAAAAGTTTTAGGGTATAATATTTTGGTGGCCCTGGGCGGGAAGAAAATAGCCGGAACCACCTCAGACACCTTCACCCTGGCCGGTAAAGGTGAGGAAACGATAATGAAGTCCGACAAAGGCAAGAAACAGATAGACAATATCGGACATGACGGGACTTTTTCTGTAAACGCCTTTGTGATGAAAGGCACCGTGGCTGGGTGGCTGAATTTCGCCGATGTGGTGAGTTGTTGCGCCGGATCCTCCGGGTCATCCTTTGTTATGACTTTTGGGGGTACTCCCGTGGCCTCCGGGTTTGCGATCTTCCGGAATTTCACCCTTAACAGCGATTCCGAGAATTACGCGGATTGCTCGATCGAATTGCAGACGCAGGGGAGTGTCTGGGTTGCTTCCTAATAATTTTAAAAAGAACTGACTATGAACGACTATTTAGAGATCGACGGAGTTGATTACCTGATCCGATTTAACTGGAACGCAATCGGAAGGTTTCAGCAGGTGGAGGGTGTTGAATTTGCGGAGCTGGATAAAATCGCCGGTAAAAACGCAAAGGTCCTGACCTCCCTGATCCATTGCGGGCTTGCCGAGGGGGCGCGGATTGAGAAACGGGAGCTGCCCTTTACGGTTGACGACTTGGGTGCTTTAATCGGCCCTACCGATATTGCCCCCATCCTCGAAGTTTTCTACCGGCAAATAAGCTCATCTGTCGGGGCGGTGAAGGTTAAAAAAAAATAGAGAGTGAAGATGATGGGGATCCTAAAAAAATATCCGAATATCTGGCAATGGGGATCGCCTGTCTGCGCCTCTCCCCTGCGGAGTTTTGGGATATGCTCCCCGGCCAATACTTCGACGCCCTTACAATCTACTACCGGGAGAAGCGCAGCGATCAGCGATTCATCGCCGAACTTTTCAGGATGCAGACCACCGACCTGCTCAATATCCAGATCAAAAAATCGCAGCGCCTTAAGCCCGGCGAATTATGGCGCTTCCCCTGGGACGATGACGATGAGGCCGACAAAAAGCCGATGACGGATGATGAGATACGAAAGCACAACGAGGAAATTTTGAAACGGTTCTCAAATGGCGGATAAGGAAAGAAGGCTGAAATGGATGCTTTGGGCGGATGCAGTTAAGTTCAAAGCAGGACTGAATGATGCCAATAAATCGCTTTCTGGATTTCAGAAAAAAAGCCAGTCAATGTTTTCTGGAATCCAAAAGGCCGCCATTGCCGCGTTTTCAGTTACGGCCATTGCCAATTATATGCGTGTGGCATCAGAGGCCGCAAACGTACAGCAACAGGCGGAGGCGAAACTGACGACAGCGCTGAAAGGGCGCGTGGATGTCATGCGTGAGATAGGGTCCGTCGCTTCGGAACTGCAAAAAAAGACGCTTTTCGGGGATGAGGTTACAATCGAGGCCGCAGCGCAACTTGCCGCTTTCGTAAAAAACGAAGAGCAGATAAAGAGGCTTTTGCCTGCCATTCAGGACATGGCAACGGCTATGCGGATGGATCTTGTTTCTGCGGCTGCGTTGGTTGGGAAAACCATCGGCGCGTCAACAAATGCGCTTGCTCGTTATGGGATTAGTGTCGAAGGGGCGGCCGGGAGCGCCGAGAGGGCTGAATCTGCAATCGCGGCATTAACGAGTAAGTTTGAAGGTCAGTCGGCGGCGGCGGCAAAAACCGGAACGGGGGCAGTCACCCAATTAAAAAACGCTATCGGCGACCTGAATGAACAGGTAGGGGCGTTCATCATAACATTTCAAAATTTCTTAGCGACAAACAGATTCGTAAAAGGTCTGCTGGATAATACGGCAAAAACATTAACCATCATGTCCGTTAAATGGACTGCATGGGAGAAACTGATTATCAAATTTGAGGGCCAGTCTAAAACATATCAAAGGGCGTTAAAGAAGATTGAAGAGGAACAGCAGAAGGTGATGCGCGGCTTTTATGATATGTCGCAGGACTCTATTTCTCAGGATGATCCATTGATGGTCAGTATGAGAAATTTGCTTTCAGCCGTTCAGGATCTGAGTAATTTTGCGGGGGAACATTCGGAACAATTAAAGGCCCCCGCTCCGGAAGTCCCGACGAAATATGAAGAATTAAGCAATAAGTTCGCCGAACTTACGAAACAGGCGCAGGCGCTTGCGGCAGAAAATAAAGACACTTCCGATATAACGGCCCGGATCGCCGCCATTGATTTACAAATCGCCTCCATCGATGAACTGATCGAAAAGCAAAAAGAAAGCGCAACGTGGAATCAAAAATATGGCGGCACCTATTCCCCCGCCTCATCGATTACCGGGCAGGGGGCGAGTGTAACGGGATCGGCAGGACTTGACACCAAAACCCTCGGCGACATGAGTGGTATGATCGCCGAAAACACGGCGGAGGTTGAAAGTTACTTTGCCCAGATCCAGGCTTCCGGGGAGAGGGTGGCCGACATGATCCGCTTTGCCTTTGAAGATATGGCCCGCGGTGCCGCTGAGGCTTTCGGGAACCTTGCCGCCGGTAGCGGATCAATGGCGCAGGTAGCGCAGGCCCTTATGAACCCAATCGCAAACTTGGCGATTGAATTGGGGGTGATCCTTCTGGGGGTCGGCAAAGGGATAGAGGCATTGAAGGCATCGCTGGCGACGATCTCCGGACCTATCGCCACCATCGCCGGTATTGCCCTGATCGCTTTAGGTACGGCAGCGAAAGCCGGGGTTGCAAAGTTGGGAAGCGGTGGCGGTGGTTATTCCGGCGCCAGCACTGGAACATACGACCTGAGATCCGCGGGCAACACACCGCAACTGAAAGGATTGAACGCATCGGCAATTAAAGTAGAGGTTGTTGGTGAAACCGTGATCCGGAATAAAGATATTTTCATCGCCTACAAAAACGCGGAGTCTTTTCGCAAAATGAAAACCTGATCTGATGGCATACGGCATAATATACAAGCTCCGGGCGGAAACGCAGAAATATAAGGATGATATAAAAATCAACATCCTCAAACTTGACTATGCCGGGGCGCAGTATGATAAATACCTCGGCGCCGGGGGTGTCACGCTTACCAAAGACGACGCGGGCGTGATCTGCGGGACCTCTTTGAGGTTCACAATCCAGGCTGATACCGATTTTGAATACATTGATTTTTTTGAGAGCGCCCCCCTTCAATACCGGGTTGACTTATACGTTAACGACGAATTGATATGGACCGGCTTTATGGTGGGCGACGAATACCGGGAAGAGTTTAAGGACCCCCCATATGATGTTTCCGTTACAGCCACAGACCGGCTGGGGCTATTGAAAAATCACGATTACACGATTCATTCCACGGACCCGGAAACAAAGACCACCAGGATCGACGCAATCCGGGAGATTCTTGAAAATACGGGGTTGGCGCTTAATATCCGAATTGCCTATGACCTTGCCCTATCGGGGGTAAATCTATTCTCGGTGGAGTTTTCAGACGACTATTTCGACGGTTGGGACTGCTATTCCGTCCTTGAACGACTGATTCCCCCGGACGCCACCATTACGCAGTCGGGCGGGGTGTGGCTTATCAGGCGCAACGAACGCGACAGCGAGGGAACACACAGCACCTACTCATACATCGAAGGCGCTGGGTACGTCATAACTACGGGGGCGGGTGAGAGCGTGTTAAACCTCGCTCCTATGGGGGGAAGCAATATTTACCCGATAGGTACGGCGGAACTTTCAATGCGTCACGCCTGGAGCAACCTGACCCTCGTCAGCGAACACGGGAAGCGCCAGTCGATGTTGCAGAACCACGATTTTGCAGACGACCTGACGGCCTGGACAGAGGTAGGGACGACCGGCTTTGTAGCCACCTATCAGGGCGAGAGTGGGACATTTGTAAAAATTACGGGCGCCCACGGGTTGAAAAAAAATGGCTTGCCAACGGTGTCGGTGAAACAGTCGATCCCCTTTGAGAGCGTTGACGGTGAGGACTTCATTTTCCGGATGAAATATTCCGTCACCGGATACCTTGCCCTTGCGCTTGGTGCAGGACTGGTCGGGAAGAAAAAGACCGAGTTTGAGATGAAGGGGCGCATAGAGTTTAATAACGGGACCTCTACCTATTACCTGAATCAAAAAGACGGATGGAACCTGAGTGACCCGGATAGTTTCGGGGAAAAGGCCGTGGGGAACATTGTCGGTATCAGCTGGAAGGACTTTGCCATTTACGCCAATAACCCGCCCAATACCGGCGCGGGAACGCTTACAATCACCCTTTATGGCCTGTGGAACGATCCCAGCGTTACGGAGGTCGATGTAAATTATACCGATGTTGTTGTCACGACCTCGAAGGCTGAAGAATATCCGGGGGCCTATCGTTACGAGGTTGCAGTCAGGGAAAACGCAACGGAAAACGGGGAGGTTACGATTCTCCC